TCAATCTTGATGACGCCCTGACCATTGCCGTCGTCAAAGAAACGGCCGGCGAAGATGCCGCAAATGTAATTGATGGTGTCGCGGCCACCCTTCGGGTCCGAGATCAAACCGTTGAAGGTGAAGCGGGGTTTCCCAGACGCCGTTCGCGTGTCGCACCAGACGCCAGCGTCATAGACATCCCACTTGTCGATCACGATCGGGTAGTAGGCATTCATGCCATACCGGTCGTTCAGCACAACATCGTTGGCGACGAAGGCTGGGTTGTTCGTGTAGGCGAGCTTCCAGGTGCCGTCCCAGACCCCGGTGTAGACACGGGTCGTCGAGTTGTAGTTGGACGGAACACGAACGATGCGGCCGAGGTAAATGCCTGAGAAATCCGGGATCGACGAGAACTGCTCGCTCGCTCGAGCGATCACCTGGGTGCAGGCGAGACCCGGGAACTTGTAGTTCTTCGCGGTCACCTCCTGGAACGACTCCCAGGTGATGCTGAAGAAGTTCTCCGTCGTATCGATCGGAGAGGTCTTGGTGACGCGGAACATGTAGGGCTCGTTGGCCCGAGCGACCGGGATGCGGAGCTCTTTCGGGAACGGTTGAGTGGTCTTCGCGGTGATCGCGATTTCACCATTCGTCAGGACGACGTCACCGCCGGTCCCGTTCTCACCGAAGGTACCAGGACGGAGCGAGGATCCCGCCTGGATCCAGCTCGAGCCGTTGAAGAAGTATGGACGCTGGGCGCCCGTGTGCAGCCAGTAGTCGCCTTGCTCAGGAGCGAAGCCGAGTTGCGGGCCGACGAATGCTCTGGTGGCCCGATCGCCTCCCCATGAGGAAGCCTCGGACCAGGTCCAGCGATTGCTCGCGAAGTAGAGACCGGCTGGGAAATACCAGTTATATCCGTCCCAGATCTTTGGCTTATAGTTGTTCGAGGTGTCGAACCAGATGCCAGCGTTGGCCGTCGTGATCGGCTGCGATGGTGCCCAGTAAGTCGGCCGATCACCTGGAGAGGCGTTGATCTTTGCCGGTGTTCCACCAGTCCCATAATAGATGTCGAAGCTGTCGCCAGAGATTTGCGGCGGGAGTGGATTGACGCTCGGCGTCCGGACGGGTTCCCAATACTGGCCACTGACGAGTTTGTGTTCGATGCGCCAGCGGCCGGTGTGATTAAAGGTGCCCTTGTCGTTCTGCGTCACCAGCTGGTTGATGACGAAGCGCAAATCAATGTAGTCGATGTCCGTATGGGTGCCCTGCCGGATGATAGCGACGTTGGGTGCCATCTCGGTGTTGACCGTGGTGGACGCGCCGAAGCCACCAAGACGGGAGTAGATCTCCTCCCCCTGCTCGCTTCCTTTGTAGTCGACGAGCTCGAAGTTTTCGAAGTTGTTGGAGCCGCTGTCGTCCTGGAGTTGGGTCTCACCGACCAGGTAGGATTTGGCGCCGTTCTCCAGACCTTTGATTGGGCCTTCGCTGATGCCCAAAAGTGCTTCGACCACATCGGTCGCGAAAAGGGAGTCGGCTGTCTGTTTAGGACTGGAACTAGATCCTCCCTTCGAACCGCTAAGTTTCCGAAGGGAGATATCTTGAATTGTCATAGACTTATCCGGCGTTTCTTATGTACCGGTTTAAGTGGGGATTAATGAGCTGTTTTTCCAGAGCGCCAGCGGTTCTGCATCCACTTCAGACGCTCGGCTGCTTCACCAGGATCAAACTCGAAACGGATGAAGTTCATCTCGCTCGTCGCGTAGGGATCGATGAGTGCCACAGGGCAATTGTAGAGATCCTTGGCGTCGAGGTTCAGCTCCTCGGCGTAGCGGTCAATCTTCTTGTACGAGGCGACCTGGAGAGCGTGCCAGATCTGCGAGGATGATGGACGCATGCCATGGGCATAACCCGAGGTGTGGATGTGGCCGGCGACGTAGATGTCGTGGTGATCGCCGTCGAGCTGAGCTGCCTTCGCAGCACCATAGGACTCCGACCACATGGACTTACCGCGGAACCCGTGGACCGAATAGATCTTCACGTCACGTCCGTTGGGCAGCTGCAGCTGCAGACGAACCTTGTTCGACTTGTGGACCAGAGCGTTGTTCGCGAGGATGTGCTTCAGGATGTCGCCACCCTGCCCCCACAGATCGTGGTTGCCGTCCGTGTAATAGAGCCAGTCGATCTTCTGGAGAACGTACTCGACCAGTGCCAGGGCTTCGTCCGCCGAGGTGCTCTGTTCCGAGTAGAGACGAGCCAGACGGCCAGCCCAGTTGTTGAAGACGTCACCGACGTTGGCCGCATATAGACCTTCATTCCGGCCGTCGAAGAGATTGACGTGCTCGAGCACCTGGGCCAGGTCTGTGCCATCGTCGTCCAGGTGCATGTCACCGAAGAAGCCAATGCCGATTGGGCCGTCGCGCTTGACGCGAACCGGGATGATTTTCTCCCGCTCGAATTTCTCCCGCTTCTGAGCGAACTGGTTGATGCGGCGCTCGACCAGGGCTTCGATGTCGATCGAGGGTTTTGGCTCGTCGACAAGCTCGAAGTCGCTGTCGTCCCAGCGTTTCTTCATCCCACGGATGCCAGACTCGGAGATGTCGTAGCCCTGCTCCCGCAGATAGCGAGCGGCGGGTCTGAAGCCCCCCGTCATGCCAACTGCCTGCTTGATGAGGTCTTCAGATGGACGCATTAGAGATCCTATGGTTTGTACTCGATCGCGTTGATATCGAACGACAGGAAGTGTCCGTAGACGCGGCGCCTGCCGTAGAGGATTGGGATGCGGGTACCGATCGCCACCGTGTTCTTCGGCGTGCCGAGATAGCCGCTCTTTCGCGTGCTATCCCCTTGCGTGTCGGTCTCAGGCTTCGGGGCCAGGAGTGCTGTCAGGCCTCCGAGTAGGGCCAAGGCACCAACCTTGATCAGAAGCGAGCCGACGAGCGAGCCAGCGCCCAGCATAAGGCCGACGCCGACAAGTACAACGCCGAGGAGGATCTGAAGCAGACCACCCTTCTTGCCACCGCTCAGCTGCGGGACGATATGGATGAATTCGACGTCGGGCTCGATCGGCGTGTGGAGGGACTCCTCCGTATCAAAGCCGACAATCTTGATGCGATGGCGACCACGAACGGGGTCAGGCTGGAAGCCTTTGACCTGGCGTGTGACACCTTCGATGATGTCCGCGACGGTGTGACCCACCATCTCAATCGGGCCATCATGAAAGGCAGCGAAATAGCCGTGGAGAATGACCTTAATCCGCAACGAGAACATCTCCGTCCGCGACCACGTACTTCGTCACACCATCATTGCCGATGATGTAGTGCTCGAGCTCGGGCCAGTTGATGAACGAATGGAAGTCGCCGGCAGATAGGTTCGAGTCCTCGCCAGGGTGGGTGTGCCAGCTGGCGGCTGCGACCGGCGTGTAAAGGACGAGATCCTCACCCCGGAAATCGAAGCCCTCAGTTGGCTGCTCGCAGATGTTCTCGCACTCGACGATCTCGCCTGTCTTCAGGATGAAACCACAGCGTTCCTTGTCGCCCTCATACAAGTGGAGAAGTTCGGAGGAAGTCATCGAGTTTCCTTTTGACGCTCGGGCTAACAATATCGAGGAGGTTCACAGAGCTCTCGGTCTGCTCGAGTTTGACGTCCTTGTGACGGAGGACGGCGAGAGTGGTGTTGCGAAGCAGAGCCCGATACGACTCCACGGTCGACAGCCGGCCCCAGAGATGATGAAGCACCTGGCCGTTCTCGACGAACACACCCACGTGGTTGGCTACGGGAGAGTCGATGCCACAGAGGATCACGTCACCTGGTTGGTATTCGGATGGGTGGCAGTCGAGCAAATAGAAGCCGCACTTGCGATAGCGGTTCATGTAGAGGTCGAGATCGTTGTTCCAGAAATCCTTCGGGCCAGCGTAGTTGGGTAGCTGAATGCCGAAGTTGTCAGCGTAGAAGCCGCGGATCAGGTGGTAGCAGTTCTGGTTCTTGTAGCTGAACGGTCGGTGCAGCAGGTGCTCATATTTCAACATTAGAGCGACACCATCGGGAACTCAGGCGGGATGAACATGCGGCACGGAATCTGGAAGTTCGCGCCTTCGGTCATGTTGCGGAGCTCGAGCGAGATGCTCTGTCCGGAGATGAGCTCGCGGATGCGGCCGACGTACCACATGCGTTGCTCGAATTTGTTCACATCCTTCTCGACATGATCGCGGAGGACGCGACGACGGATCACGGTGGCCTGGTCGAGCTGGCCCTTGATCGCGGCCGAGTTAAAGATCCCGAACGGGTTCATGACCTGGAGAATTGGCCGGCTTTCCTCGCCGTCCGCCGATCGAGTGTCGCCGGTCATGCGTGTGGCCATGCCTTCGTAAAGCTGTCCCTGCCACGTGGTGGTGTTGTCGGTCTTGAAGCGGAAGATGACCGGTTGGTTCTTCAGGATGATCGTGTAGAGATCGACCAGCGCGTCGGCTGTGAGTTTCTGTGCTTCTTGTTTGTGCTCAAGAGGCGCAGTCGACGTCATGGCTGGGTCGTGACCTCCATCTCGAAGGATTCGACAGTACCTTGACCGTCCTCAGCGACACGGTATTTCAGCGGCTTGCTGAAGCGAACGGTCAAAAGCCCCTTCCCCGGCAAAGGCAGAATGAACTTCTCGAACAGCTTGTGCTTCAGGTAGAACTCTTCCAGACGAGCGATGTTGATCTTGGGCATGATACCCGTGAGGACACGGCCAGTCTCGTCCGTGTAAAACTTCATCGTCTTGTAGTGGAGCGTGTACTTTACCTGATCAGGTCCGCGAGGTCTGGCTGCAAATTCATAGCCTCGCCCGAGCTGCACCTTTGGAGAGGACTCTGGGTATTCCGTTGTCCAGGTGAAGTACGGGAAATCATACGTTTCCATGCGGGTTGATATGGGTTTGATTCCCTTGCAATACAAGGGTTTGCGGTCGCTGCGCTCTTAGTAGATAAACCTTGAGTATTCGTGGTGCTTTCTTTTTTCCACCCTATCCTCCGCGACAACCAGCCGAGCCACTTCGGGCACAGAAGCCTGATCAGGTTGAAGTCGTTCTTCTCGCCCTTCCGCTTCTGAATCTTTCGCTCGATCAGCCGCATATCGTGGGCTTTCCGGATCGTCTTCTGAACCATGGATCTCGAGACAGCCGCACGGGCAGCGATGGCGTCGACGGCGCAACGAATGACAGAGCACTCACCAGCCAGCTTCGCCAATGTTGTGAGGACCGCCTGCTCAGACATGGTGAACTGGGTAGCGATCTCCGGAGGAAGAAATCCCGCTGCAACCAGTCCACGACGGCGGGCAATCGACGCCTCCCTCTTCCGGGGCTGTGGCTTCTTCCGCTCGATCTCGGTGAACACCGTGATGATCCGTTGGTGGATCAGAGTCTGGCGTAGTTTCAGGGCCGCGTCGAGCTGGTGAGCTCGCCGGTCGCTGAGCTCGCCTTTGTGGTGCTGATCCCAAAGGATCCTCGAGAGATTGGTGCAGACCTGAAGTTTTGTGGCTTTGGAAATAGCACGTTTGAGTTGCAGAGCAACCAATAGGTTTCCCGTCAAAGCTGTACCTCACTTAGGTATAAGATATCGTTCGAGAAATCGGCAAATTTCCCGTTGACACCTGATTCGTTTTATGAGAGCTTTGACCTTGTGAAGGGGCTTCAAGAGCTCTCTGAAGGTTTGAACAAGCACTGGGCGGCAACCCGGTGCTTTTTCGTTTGTGGGTAAATTACGTCAAGACTCACGTCCCCCGTTGCAAATCAGTGATATTGTGGCCTAGTGGTTGAGTCGTGCCAACCCCTGAGCAGAAAACGCGCAGGGGTCCACAGATTAGAATTGTCGATAGATCGTTAAGGTGCTGTTAAGGGTTATGCAGTTTTTCAGAATTTTGTCCGCAGCAGCGATCACGTTGATCGCCACCACCGCTTACGCTGCCAGTGAGCCGGCACCTACCGGGACTGACAAGAAGGTCGCGGACATCATTCGCAAGTCAGCAAAGGATCCATGGTCGGTTCGGGATCTGAAGGCTGGCAAGCCCCACCAGGCGGTCGACAATTTCCGCTATCCTCGAGCATGGGCAGTCTGCACGACCTTCTATGCGAAGAATAGTTTCGGGGCGTACAGCCAAGGGTTCTACCTGGTGTTCTTCAAGAACAACCAGGTGATCGATGCACTCGGCGGGCCGGGGATCGCACCTCATCCTGAGTGCGGTCCCCTTCATTCCGTCAAATTCTAGATCTGACCCATCGCTACCTGCTGGATCAATTGCTTGATCGAGCCGCGGTTCTGGATGTTGGCGCTGACGGTAGCGATGATGTCGTTCGGGCCAGACTGTGGGACTTGATCCGGCGAGACAACCCATACGTTGACCATGCCAGGATCCTGCTTCTTGTTGCTGTTCGCAGCGAGACCCTGGAGAGCGCCTTCCGAGATCTGGCGGTTGCCCAGGTTGTTGATGTGGGTCAACTTATCCTCACCGATCGCCTGGACGGCCGACTGACGCAGAACCATCTCACCAGGCATCAGCTGGTAGGCGCCACCGTCGCGGAACGGAGCGACCGCACCATTGGCGGCTCGGATCAGGCCACCAACAGCCTTGCCGCCGACGATGCCGAAGAGACCCTCCCCCAGCTGAGAGAGGATGCTAGAGCCGCCGGATCCACCGCTGAACAGCGACATGATGATCTGGTTGGCGAGGGCCTTGGCGATGATCTGCATGAACATCTGGAGGATGGTCTGGCCGAGCTGCTTGAACGCCTCGCCGGCCGACATGGTGCCAGAGGAAATGTTCATGAAGAACTGCGAGAAGCCGGAAGACAAACCATCAAGCACCTGACCCCAGGCGTTGCCCACCTGGGTTGCCAGCGGGATCATCTTACCGGTAGCGTCGATGATGCCGTTCTGCTGAGCCCAGGCTGCGGTTGCGGACTGGATCGCATTGACCGTTGTTGGCCCCTGGTTCGCCTTGGCAGCGTCGAGGAGGTTGTTCTGCTCCTTCAGCTGGTTGTTCTTCTCGATGAGGTCGTTCTCGAGGGTGCGCCACTGCAGCACCTCGGTGTCACGCGAGCCGTCCGTGTTGTTCGCTTCTGCGTCAGCCGCCATGCGGCGAACTTCAGCGATCTGCTGCTCGATGAGCAGGACACGGTTGGCAGCTGCCTCACGCTCGCGATCGACCACGTTCTGCTGAAGCTTCTGAATGTCCAGAGTGGTGTACTTGCTGGCCATGTCGGGCTGCTGGGCAACATCCAGTGCAGCCTTGGCGCGATCGACCGGCCGCTGCAGCTCTTCTTCCGCGGCTTTGAAATATTCCTCAATCACCTTCTGAAGGTCGGAGTTGAGGTTTTCGTGCAGGCCGTCCTTCAGCTCCTTGAGCTTGTTCGTGTAGTCGGTCGGGTTGGTGTTCTTGAGCTCGGCATTCTCAGCATCGAACTTCTTGATCTCCTGATCCAGGAGCTGGTCGTGGGCGCTCTGGATCTGTGACTGCAGATCCTTGAGCGACTTTGCGTCGTCCGTGAAGCGGACCTGGGTCTTCAGGTTGCCGATACGGGACTTGAGGCTGGTGATCGCAGCTTCTGCCTGGGCCTCGATACCCTTGTTGATGTTCTCCGTGGCCTGACGTTCGGTCTCTTCGAGGATCTTGGACGTTTCAGCCGAACCGGCGGTGTCCGTGCCAGAAAGAAACGCCTGGGCGCGAGACATGCGCTTGCCGACGTGGTTGATCGACGGATCTTTGTTTGGCCGTTCGAAGATGTTCATGAACGCCTTCGACAAAGCCTGCGGATCTTCGGTACCTGCCTTCAGCCGTGCGAAGAGATCCGGGTAGTCACGCATAAGCTCCTTCAGTACGAAATCATACTGAGTGTTGACATCGTTCGCGGCTGTGCCCTTTTGGATTGCAAAGGACCGGAGCTCGTTCCAGCGTGTGCCTCGCCACTGGGCAACACCATGGGCGGTGCCATGGTCGCCTAGAGCATTCGGATTGAACTCGGACTCGACGGACAGGTTCGACGCGATCGCAGCGGCGCCAGCCTTGGAAAGACCGCGGTCCATATAGTGCTTGATCGCAGACTGGGCGCTACCAGCCATTGCTTGGCTGATCGGCTCGTTCAGATCGATGCCCTCGAGCTGGACGTCAATGTTGCCGATCTTGTTGAGCTCGCCGCTGAGCTGGCCGGTCAGCTCCTTGATCTTGTCGACGAGCGCGTTCATGGCTGCACTCGGCGGCGTCTTCTTCAGCTCGGCCGTTGCTTCCTCGATCTTGGTGCGGAGGGTCTTCGCTGCGTCCTGGACAGCTTCACGCTGGCGCTGCAGCGACTCCTTCTGGAGGTCGAGTTCCTTCTCGTCGTTGGCACGGTTCTGCTCAGCCAACTCGGCCGCAGCGCGTTCCGTAAACTCCTTCCGCTCCTCCTGCAGCTTCTCGACTGCGTCGGTATCCTTGTTCAGGTTCGCGAGGCGGATGAGCTCATCATAGAAGTTGATGATCTGTGCCGTCGTCGTCTTGCGGAGCTCGTCGTAGCCCTTCTTCGCAGCCTCGAACGCTTCGTTGTTCTTGGCACCAGAGATCTGCCGCTGCCAGCGGGCCAGCTCGCGGTTCTGGTTCTGCTCGGCCTTCTTGACTTCCTTCGAGGTGTACTTCGTCTGGTTGGTGACAGCTTTCTGGCTCGCCTCGTTCAGCTTCAGCTGCAGACTGGCCAGCGCCTGGTCGATCTGCGACGAAACGGACTTGTCGTCGAGACCGGCGAGGTTGGGGTCGGTCGAAGATTCCTTCGCGAAATCATCCTTGAACGCCTGGATCGACTTGTCGCGAACGGTTTCCAACCACCGGCGGACGGCGCTGTATGCTTCGATCTTCTCCTCGTCGTTCAGATTCCCGGTCGAGATCGCGCTCATCTTGTCGTCGAACGTCTTCTGGATGAACTGCGACTTCTCGCTCAAACGACCAAAGGACTTCGAGCCCTGAATTCCAGCGTCGGCTTCGCGGCGCAGGATGGTGACGAGATCGGCGTCGGCTGCGGCAGTCTTGGTCAGGTTGGCAACGATCGGGTCGAGCGTGGCCTTCAGCTCCGTGAGGAAGCCGAGGCTACCGTTGGGGTCGCCCTGGCGCTGAGCAACACCGATCTGTTCATTCACGTACTTGCCGAGGGAAAGGGCCTGACGTGCATCGTGGACCTGGCTGAGATCGCCAAGCGAGATTCGAAGCGCCTCACCGATGTTGGTGCCGAAACGCTTGCTGATCTGCTCGATGAGGTAGTTGTTCGCAGAGGTCTCGATCCCACCACCGGCACCACCAACCGCCTGATCGGCCAGACCACGGATGTAGTTGGCTTGAGGACCATTGTGGTCGGTGAGCTTCCCGCGCTGTTCCTTCAGTTTGTCGATCTCGCCACGGCGAGCTTCAGCGGCCTCAGCCAGCTCAGCGGCACGAACTCGGGAGGATGTCGCACGAAGGTCGTTCAGCTCACGGATGAGGTCCGTGACCGACATGGTGTCGTCCTTGATGGACAGACCGAGCTCGTTGAACTGGGCACGGAGCTCATCGATCTTGGCGCCACGCATGATCCGGTCGCCGTCAAGTTCTTTGCGGCGGTCGATCAGACCTTGGATCGCGGTGTCGAGCGAGCCGATCTTGCTTTCGGTCGCGTCGGCCGCGCCCTTCAGCTCATTGACCTTGGACTCGAGGTCGTCGATGCTCTTGGTGAGTTCGTCGGTCTTACCCTTCCAGGCAAAGAAGGCTCCCGCCGCCAGGGCGACACCCGCGATGACAAGACCGATCCAGTTGGTGAGAGTGAGAGCGGATAGGCCGGCGAGGACGCGGCCGAAGAAGCCAACGGCGACAGCACCCTCAGTAGCGGCTAGTCCCACGCCCTTGAACCCAGTGGCGAAGTTGGCGAGCAGCGGGATCATCAGACCCAGGCTCTTGATCAAGCTGCCAAACAGCGAGACGCCGAGCACGGTTGCGAAGGTGCCGGCGACAGCGCCGATCGCCTGAAGCACTCCAGGAAATTTATTGAGCCAGGAGAAGACAGTGGTGGCACCGGCGATTATCTGCTGCAGTGTCGCCACGATGGGCTCGAACGCGGTGAAGACAGAAGCGCCGAGAGTGTTCTTGAAGACCTGGGCGGTGTTGCTCAGCGACTTCATCTGAATGGCGTTCGCCTCGACAGCTGCAGCCGATAGCGTGAAGCTACGCTGCATATCACGAGCCAGTTCTGTGTTGTTCGCCAGTGCCAGGAAGGCTGCTGCGGAACGGGTCTCGAGAGTTTCGTAGGCCTCGGCTGCGCCAAAGCCCGCCTTCTTCAGCGTCTCGATAACAGGCAGAAAGCCCTTCGTCTTGACGTTGATGTCGTCGACGGACAGGCCAGCAGCCCTCAACACGTCGACCAGTTTCTTGGATGGAGACTGGAGGTCGGTGAGCAGAGCACGGAAGCCTGTGCCCATCGTCGAGGCCTTCACGCCAGACTGGGAAAGAGCACCGAGGATCGAGGTCGTCTCCTCGAGCGTCAGGCCAAGAGCTTCGGCGGTCGGGCCGATGTAGTTCAGCGAGGTCTGCAGCTTGTCGACGGACAGCTTCGAGAGGTTGAGCGCCGCGGTGAAGATGTTGGCGACGTCACCCGTGCGGCTCGTTTCGAGGTTGAAGGCCGTGAGGGTCGAGGTCACGACGTCAACAGCCTGCGACAGGCTCGAGCCCGTGGCCGTAGCAAACTGCGCGATCGAGCCAAGGGACTCGCTGACCTGGCCAGTGGACAGACCCGCCTGGGCAAGGGCGGTTGCGGCCTGGGTGATCTGGAGCGTGGTGTACGGAACAGACTGGGAGATCTGCACCAGGTTCTGCTTGAACTGCACCATCTCCTTGTTCGTGGCAGCAGAGATCGCCTGGTACTGATGCAGTTCCTTGTCCAGCTCGACGAGGCCGGTTCCGGCGCCCTTGATCGTGTTGAACAGGCCACCGACTGCGGCGTAGTTCAGCATGACGCGACCTTGGATTCCCATGAGATCGGCGCCGCCGTTATAGTTCAGCTGCTCGAGACGGTTGCGGCTCGACAGGGCGGCGCGACCATTCTCTGCGGCATAGATGGCGTCGGCACGGCGCTGGTTGGCCAGCGTGTTGCGGGCGCTGAGATAACGATCGTCGGAGTTCGCGATCGACTGGTTGTTGGCGAACGTGGCGTTTTTGATGCGAGCTGCGACCGCGGCCTCGGTCGTCTTCAGAAGGCTGACGGTCTGCTTGACGATCGCCTCAGTGACGCGGGCTTCTGCAGCCTTTGCGGTGTTCTGAATATCGTTGACGAGTGCCTGGGCGGCGACTCGGTTGAGCTGGTTTTCCTGAGACTTCTGGACGCCCGAGCCCTGGCCAAGTTGCTGGTAGCGAGCTCCGAGGATCGAGGTGGCACTGCGCTCGGCACGGGCGCGAGCAGCAGTGCCTTTCTCGGTTGCGGCGACCATGTCGCTGAGGAGCTTGGTCAGCTCGAGAATGCCCTTCTTAGCAGTCCCGAGATTACTGTTGAACTTGGCTGTGACACCGTCGAGTTGTTTACGAACCTTCTCCAGCTCATCTCGAGCCTGGGCAGCGTTCAGTTCATAATCAACTTCAAAGGTATTCTCAGCCAAGTGTGCCTCCTACGTCGGCAAATGCCCTGGCGAGTTGATCGAAGGTTTGGATCGCCTCGCTCTCATCAGGTTTGGAGTTTCCTCCCCCTCCGAGTGCTTCATCGACTACCAGGCGGAACGTTTCGTATTCCTGGTAGTATCCGGCCATACGCTCCTGTGATTTCAAACTCACCAGAGTGGTCAGATCCTCGAGGGAGTGCGACCAGTACACTTCCTCGAGAAGGCTGGGCCTGACGCCCAGCGCCCAAATTATGCTGTCGCGGAAGCTAAGCTCCGCAAGCCATCCATGGAAGACTTGAGGCCCTCGAGTAGGCTTTTGTGGTTTTCCACGTGCTTGGCTGACTTTGCCAAGCGCCGCATGAAAAAACCCATGAGGTGCTCTCCAGCCCAGTCGAGAACCGCTTCAACGTCGTCGATGGAGATCTCGATCTCTTCGAGATCCGCGATCGCCTGGACGACCTTGCCGGTGACCTTGCGTTCAGCCAGGACGGCCTTCAGAACTTCGGTTCGAAGTTCATCGTCGAGGGACATTGCCGGCACCAGTTCGGGCGAGCCGACTGCGATCGAAAGCACGTTCAGAAGTCCATAGGACATGAAGAGTTCGCGCTCTTTGCCGTCCTGAGTAATGGTCAATTTTGGATTGGGAATTTCGGTCATTTGTGATCCAGAGTTACAAACAATTGCGCCCCAGTCATGTGGTGACTGGGGCGCATATTTGCAAGAGAGTTTGAGGGCTTAGCGGTTGAAGAGGATGGCCGCTGCAGGTCCGTATTCAGCGTAAAGAGGATCGCTCTCGACACCAGAGTACGGAGTGAACTCAAACGGCAGGTTGCCGAAGTTGTCCGTCTGGAACGCGACACCGAGACCCTTCGTGATCTTGACCTTCGGCAGGTAGATCGTGAACGGCGCGTTGTCGACCGGTAGGAGGCCGACGATCTTGACCGCGAATTCCGGCTGCACATCCGTGCCACCAACGTCGATACGCTTGACCTTACCGATACGGGTACCGATCGGGAACGTGACCGTCGCAGATGGCTCGTAGCCAGCGGCGAGGGTGATCGTGGTCTTGGCCGCAGCGAAGGCAGACGAGGCGACCTTGGCAATGTGGACCTTATCGTCCAGGCCGTTCTGCAGGAAGATGTAGTCGCCGGCACTCAGCTTCGCACTGATGTCGGTGCCAACTTCGATCGTCTTGCCAGCCGTTGCGTAGGCGCCGGATGCGATCCAGATGTCGGTGATCGAATCGAACTCAACGCCCGAGGCGTCGAGACCAGCTGCGTAAGCCATGTTGCGGAGCGTGTACTCGTAGACTTCCATCGAGCACTTCAGGCCTTCGCCGTTCTTGACGGACATGACGACCGAGTTCTTGACGCCCTGCGTGAGCTCGACGAACGTCGGATCAGCGGTCATCTGGAAGTTCTTGACGAGACCGATCGAGTGTTCGGCAGGGTTGAGTTGGTGCAGCTTGTCAGGAGCGCCAATCATGACGGTCGCCGTAGAAAGAAGGAAGTTTTTGGTCTTAGCGTTGCCAGCCATGGGTGAGAGTTCCTCATTGTTCAGAACAGGTGTTGCTGCTTGATAAATGAGGAGAGATACTTATATTTGCTAGGCACAAGATTATTCAAAATGGTGGGAAATGCGTCGTCTTTCAACTAGCCTTCCAGACGAGTTATTTGCACTGCTTGAAGGCAGAGCAGAGATCAATCGTCGATCGATGAACAAGGAAGTCATCTTCCTTCTTGAAGCCGCGCTCGCTGCAGAGCACGGCGATAATCTGGAGATCCTCCGGACTGTCATGATTGCCCAGGGCGGGCTCTCGTCTCTCAGCCAGTCGCAGTGACTGGGTCGAAGACAAACTGACATTGAACGAATTGGAGAGGGCGGGCATCCGCCCTCGTCATTGGTAGCACAATCGTCCCATCGACAATGTGAAACCATCCCTTCTGCTCGAGCGTCTCATGATCGTAGAAGGGCACTTTCATCCCCGGCCGCAGCCGGTTGAAAACCTCTCCCACATAATTGCGAAGCCTGAAGAGATTGCTGTCGTCGGCATAGGTCGACACACCGATCGTGAACGAGCCGTTGAACAACTCAGGCTGATCCTCCGTGAAGGTGATCGCCGTTGTGCCAATGAGGTCGCCTTCTGGCAGCTCCTGGATGTTGGCATGGGCTTCCCAGTCCACGTATTCAATGTCGACGCCTGGGTATTTGGCTCGACGATCGTCGATGATATCGTTCGAGAAGGCGACGATGGATCCCCAAATGTTCTCATACATATTAGCAAACCCTTACTTGAGGCTGTTCTGGATCGTGGTCGCAACAATCCGCGGTATGCGGTTCAGCGCCCAGAAGGTGAAGATCGGCTGGAGGAGCGGACGATGATGTCCGTCTACACCACGTAGCTTTCGAAGTGACGGCTTGGAGATCCCGAGGCTCCGTTCGAACAGAACATTCGGATCCCAGTTCGAGACTTCAGCGGTATGGGCACCAGGTAGGTTCTTGAGGTTGGCCTTCGGCAAGAAGGCAATCTGGATCTTGCCGACCTTGATGCGCTTCGGAAGATCCTTCGACGAGCGGAAGTTCTTCGCGTTGCCCTTCATGTAACCCACTGTGACCGTGCCGGTCTTGGTCGTGATGGTCTTGGCGAGCTGGCGCAGCTCAGCCTGCAGAGCACCGGTGTGGACGAAGTATTGCCGCGCTCGCTCGCGAGGAGAGTCACCTCGGCCGGCGACAGCTCCGTTTGCCTGGGTGTTCGACTTCTTCATAATGGTCTTGCGGCTCAGCGCTTCCCAATAGATGACGTCGCCAGTCTTGAGGCTTTCGATCTGGGCCTTACTGGCATTGACAATCGGATTGTATGGCTCCGACCAATCGAAATGGATTGCCGTCTCTGCACCCCTACCCTTCATGGCCACATTCGATTTCGTACCAACCATGGTGTTAGCTGCGAAATTAACTGCGGCCTCGAGCGAGCGCTCCACACGGCCGGTCAGCTTTGCCCGCAACGCCTGGACCTGGACGCGGTCGACAGTTGCGGCTTGGTCCACGGTCTTCACGCCTACCGCCTGGATGAACTGGTCGATGCCTTCAGACATCTCAGCGTTGCTGACCTTGCGGTTCCCGACCTTGAAGGTGACCTTGACGGGCACTACTGGATCTCCGCGAGATAGACACCACGGACGACATCGATACGCTTGACCGTCATGCCCCTGACGATGTCGTTGAGCTCGAGCTTTGCCGCGGTGAAGACGGTGAAGGATTGCTCCTTCACACGCATGGTGCCATCGGCCTGCTCACGGTTCACACGTTCAGGCAGGATCCAGATATCACCAAGCGGCTGTCGGCCGGCGGACTTCGGCCGCTTTGTCAGCGGGTCGATGACTTGCGTCTCGCGCTCCCAGGCCACCTGCTCGGTGAGTGGGATCAGCATGTGCGATCGGTACTCAGCGACGTTGTAGGCGAAGGAGCCATCGTGGTCGGCCACCAGGTAACGGCGCTCGAGGCCGTCGATGATCACGTCGAGGGTCTGGACCAGGCAGTCCGGAGAAACGCGGAGGAGACGACGGGGGAAGCTGAAATCGTAGCCGATCAGCTTGCCCTCGAGATCCTGCTCGACGGTGCCTTTGAATGGCAGTCCGTCGTCACGATACATCAGGCTGTCGAAACGAAGGCCGGCGGTTTTCAGGCTAACCATTCATCACCCCGTGATTGCGTCAGTGTTCGAGGTGACCAGGAAGAACGACGGCGTGACTTCGTTCTTGGTCACGACCTGGTCGATGGCTTCCTGGTAGCGCTTCTCGGCTTCGATCTTCAGCTTGTCGAGCTCCTTCAGATCCACGCGGCTGAATTCCTTGACGCCGTTCTTCTCGGACTGAGCCATCCGCTGCTTGGCGGATGGCAGCACATCGAGAACAGCTCGCATGCAGATCAGGGTGTTAGCGGCGAGCTCGGCCGTGGTGCCCGAAACGAGTGCTGCTGCGAGCTCGTCGGCGCCGATTTCACGCTCGACCGTGAGGAACGCGGAGAAGATATCGATGTCAGAGTCCGGGAGCTCGTGCTCCTCGATACCGATGAAGGCGCGGACTTGTTGACCAGTTGTGGTGTGGACGGGTTCCGGCACAACGCGGTAAGCGCGATTGAGCTGGACTTCCTGACCCTGGACGGTGAATTTGACGACGACTGTGCGGCGCTCAAAGCTGCGCGTCGGGTCGATCTGGTGGGCCGACGACGGAACGAGGACCGTCATCTGATAGGTCGCGGAGGTGGTGACATAAGGAATGTCCTCCAGCCCTGGCATAGCGGCGCCCGCCTGGTTGCGGACGGTGTATGTTACGGACCCGAGATCAGGGGCAACCGGCCGGTCGCCAACCATGAATGGGATGGTCAATGCAGACGGTGTGCCCCCGATGATGTCCATTACTTAACCTTCCGTACCTTCGGAGCCGCAGGTGCGTTCTCGTCGAACTTCGAGAGGAAGGATGCGATCGCGAGATCGCGGTCTCCAGAGTCGATCCAGAAGGCCAGGAACTCTTCGTCGGTGGCTTCGTCCGGAACATCAGCAACCTTAGTCACCTGGCCGAGAGCGATACGGGAGTCGATGAAGCCAGAGCGGGCTACAACAGAGGGACGGTGAGCCTGGATGTCATGCCCAGTGGACATATCCGCCAGCATGAAGTCACCAGTGGTCTCAGCAAGAATTTTCACGGGGGTTCTCCTAATAGAAAGCCCGTCGTCCAGGGTTTGAACGACGGGCCGGTTGGGTGCTTCTCGGTGATTAAGCCGAGAAGTCGAAGATCGAGCGGGTGTCTCCGAAGTTCATCTTGTAACCAGCGTTTGTGGTCTTGGTGACCGTGACCGACTGGTTGGTGATGGAGCGTTCGGACTCCTCGATATCCGAGCCGGCTTCGATCAGCTCTTCCATGGTGTCACCCTTGGAGAGACCAATGAGCTTGCCGACCGGGGCATCGCTGGCGATCGCGAAGTTGGCAACGCCCTGCAGAAGCGGGATGCCGCCGAGCTGGAAGCCCTGAGCCTGAGCGATCTCAACCTCAGTCTTGCCCTGGAGGGCAGCGTTCGGCATGACGAACAGCTCGAGCCATTCCAGGTAGGCGTCCCAGTTACCGACAACCGTGTCGATCGGGGTGCCAGCCTTGGCGCGGTTGATCATCCACTTGACGAGGGCACGGCGGCTGATCTTGCCAGCGGTTGCACCAGCGTCGAGGCTGGACTGCGTGACGACTGGAGCAGCGGCATTCACGCCGTCACCGTTCACGAGCAGAGATACCGCGGCCGAAACCTTGGACATCTCAGCTTCGCGCAGCATGCGGACGAAGTATGGCGTCATCAGATCGAGGCGGGCTCGACGGCCAAACTCGTACGAATAACGCAGACCACCACCGTGCTTGAAGATCTGGACCGAGGTCTGGCTGGACCGGATCGTGCGAACCGGTACGCGACCAAGTTCTGCAACCGCACGAGTCGTCTGGTAGTCGTCCTGCTTGTCATCGATCACCGTCGAAATCATTTCGTTGCCCGAAATGGAACGCGACTGGGAGATCAACGGCTGAACGCTCTCGAGCTGGCTCTGGCGGTACTTCCAGCGGACCATGTCGTCGACAACTTCCGGGAACAGCGCACGGGTACCGGCGTAGGTCTGGAAGGTGTCGGACGCGGCGTCGAGGACAACGCCCTGGGCGAAGTCATCACGAACCGGGAGGTTCAGGAAGGCCAGGGAGGCTTCGTAGCCATTCAGGAAGCCGTTGGCGTCCTGGTAACGTTCGGAGTGCTCGGACTGCGAGGCGTCGATCGCCAGTGTCAGGAAGTCACGCAGATTGAGGCCGAAGTTCTTAGCTTCGCGAATGAGCTTCGCAGCTTCGCTCTTCGATGCCGCCTCGTCTTCCACCAGGAGTACGCGAAGGGTTTCTACGCCACGACGCTGAACTCGAGTAAGGGATTCGGTCATTTCAAAAATTCTCCGTTGAGTTTGGGGCGGCGCGGCGCGTTAGACCAGGACGACGACGGCGTCGGTCCCGATGATTTCCGCGACGAAGTTCTTGGTGGCGTCGTTCGCAGCGGCCTTCTTGACTGTGCCGCTACCGCCGCCGATGACCGTGTCGCCAACTGCGGCTGCATCGCCGTTCTTGATCGGAAGCAGGTTTGCGAACTTCAGAGCGACGGCGCCGACGAGCTGACCTTCGACCTTGCGATCTTCGACAGTCGACAGACGGCCAACGATCACGTCGCCATCAGCGGCGAGCTTGACCTTGTTCGGCGCGGACGTGTCGAGCGACACTGCCTTGCCTACGTCAGCAGCGACGATGCCTGCTGCGAGCGTGAAGGTCAGGATGAAGTCTTCGAAGTGGAAACCACGAAGACTGACTTTGGTGTGGAAGGATGCCATGGTAGTTTATCTCCGTGGTGGGTGATTAGCGGGCCGAGCGGAAAGCAGCGGCGTTGCGGGACGGCTGGTTCGCCAGGTCGGTCGGCTTGTCGCTGGCCTTGCCACCTGCCTGGATCACGAGAACAGCGGAGTGCTCGTTGATCAGGGCGGACAGCTCGGTGACCGTCTTCGGCAGTTCGACGTTGAGCTTGCCAACCTTCGTCAGGACGCTCTTGGCGACTTCCGAGAGGGCAGCAACGGCAGCATCGCGGTCAGCGGTGACAGCGTTGACGTCGACAGCATTGGCAGCGGTCAGCTGGGTGTTCAGATCAGCGATCGTTGCGTCACGTTCGGTGATGGTGGCTTCGAGCGTGGTGACCTTGCCGGTTGCGTCCGTAAGGTCGCGCTTGGCGTTCGTGAGGTCAGCAGTCGTGGTCGTCAGGTTGGCGACGAGAGTTGCGAGGTCCATAGAATCTTCCTTGGAGGCGGTTGCGAGCAGGACGAGGGAGTTCGGATCCATCCCAGAGGCAGCGAGCTGCTCGAGGGACTGGCCGAAGTGCGACCGGTCGCGTGAAACGATCCGTGCATTTTGGGCGCCGCCCTGGCCGACGAGGGACAGCTCGAAAAACTTGTCGAGACCGACCATGCGGGCGTAGACGCCGTTTTTGCCGACCTGGTTTCCGTCGTTGTCCGTTCCGGACCAGATGTTGTCGGACGAGGAGTCGGGGCCGAAGTAATCAAAACCCGACTTGGAATTAAGCATCTGCTTTGCGAGAACAGAGACAGACACCTGGTCAACGCTGCCAGCCTCGATCTTGGTCGCCTGGTCATTGGCGGTCGGATCGAGGAAGAAGAGCACGCGGAGTTCGGACTCGACGCCCGTGTCTACGACTTCACCATGGAAGACGCGGCCAATTGGGAGCGGCGAGGTGTTGTGCATGATCTGCACGGGGCGAGATTCACGCTTTAGCTCACCGGCCATCTCGAGGAGGAAGGCGCGATCGGCGCGAGCACCCTTGTAGAGCGGGTGTTCCTTACGGATCGGCAGGGTGTTGAAAGCAATCGCTTCGTAGACGCGCAGACCATCAACATCGACGTCACCCGCCGAAGCGGTGAGTAGATCCTTGATGGCCTGTGTTTTTGCGATTTGCTTCATCTGTCAGTGGTCCCGTGGGGTTCACTGACAGATGGAAATTTAGTTTAGGAAGTTCAATTAAAGCATTGAAGCACAATGATTAATTGTGATTCATTACGCTGCGTTAGGCCGGTGCCAGGACTTGCGTTGCTCTTTCCTCGCCAAGCACAGCGGTCAGGAAAGTTTGCAGGTTTCCAAAAAACTCGCTGTCACTTTGGACTTCAGTGGCCGAGTTCCAGATGCCCTGTAGTTTGGCTGATTGCGTCGACATGGCCGCGCTGGCTGTTTCGGCCTCCTCGTCAGACAGGCGCGTCCAAACCAGCAACTTCGACAGCACATAGGTGGTGATCGGTTCTGGTTCGACCAGCGGGTCGATCACTCCACCTTCAGCGATAAACTGCGGCCACGGTGGCACGTCGCTATTCACCGAGGGGAGGAAGTATTCGAGCCCGTCGTCACCAACGGCTTTGATAGTGGGCTCTTGGCCAGGTATTGGCATCTGCCATTTAGCGGAAACGAATTTGGTGAGTGACATGGTTACATCCTCGCGTTCAAAAGAATATTGCAGCCGCCATAGGCTTGGCCAGCCGCCGTCGCGGTGACCTGCGGCCGGATCAAGCGGTCTGTGACGGCATTGGTTGCTAGGGCGGTGGCGTTTGCATATGAGACGCTAGTGTAGCCAGCAGTTGGTGTCGTTCGCATCGGCTCAAATTGGTGTGTGGTGATTACCAGTCCGCCTGCACTCGCGTAGGACGTGAAGATCAAACAAGAATTGATGTTGAAGAAATACCGTTTGCAATCGCGCAGATCGTTGCCGTATTCCGTCACCTCGAAGGGTGGCGCGATGCCTGTATTGTCGGGGTCGGCATAGAGCCCGACATCGGCAATGGCGAGGTTCTTATTAATCACCGACGCAAGGTTCGCTTGGCTGGCCAGGCCCACCTTGTTGCCGGTCTGCCACCCCTGCACGCCTTGATAAGTGGTGCCGCAGGCAGTGCAGAAATGCAACAGCATGCCAGCCGAGCCATCGGTTGCCCATGTGCCGCCTGATATCGGCGCGGGGATCGGAATATTGAAGGTCTTCCAAACACCCACGGCATCAAGAGTGAAAGGGTACAGGAACGAAACATTGCCTGCTGGATCAGTCACGGAAGCTGTATAGGTGCCAGCGATATCGGCATAGGCTGAAAAGCGCAGCACCGCGGGTATGGCCTTTGCCGGCGTTCCCCACGCAAAATCCTGCACTCGCTGGCCTTCAAGGGGTTGGTAAATCTGCCCATAATCGGTAGCCGCCAGTGATGCCTTGGCGACCCCGTAAGATTGCACCAGTGTGTTCTTGGCACGGGCGGGTGATACTATCGCTGCCTGTGCCGCCTGCATCGTTAAGCCGCTAGAAGTAATCATCCACTGGTCGACCGGATAGGCACCAACCGTTGAGACGACGCTGGAGCCGTTCTCTTGGCTCACCTGCATAACAGGGTTGACGACGCGATTACGCCGGTCGGCCGTCTTTACATTGACCGGTGGTAGGCTCCACGCGATACCATCCCATGTGTAGATCGGCCCGACGCCAGAGTTGAAAACCTGCCCGACCGTGGGGTTAGTTGGAAAGTCGATCATCCGCGCATCCCCTGTACTGCGATGAAGCCTATGAAACCAGTTCCCCCGCTTTGGCTCAATTTCAGGGCGTTCCAAGCGTTGCTATTGCTGACAAAGGTCGCCCAAGAGTTGTTCACCCTATTGGACGAGTTGTCGATGTAAGCTGACCGGCCCTGCCCCATTTTAAGAGGTAGTGTCGTGTTGAAGCCATAAAGCGTCATATCACCGCCAAAGCCGCTGTTTACCCCAGTGTTAGCCGGGACTGGATTGGCCACAACCAGCCCGCTTTGGGCGCTGGTGTTGTAGGATGGTGCGCCACCGCTGATGCTGTAAAGCTGGTCGAGCGGAAATGCCCCGGCCGTCGTTATGAAGGTGCTGCCGTTGTCGGTGCTTGGATTGGCCAAGACCACCGTGTCAACGCCGACCGCACGGCCATCGATTGTAAATTTGATTTCCCGATAAGGCGCCAAGTCCCTGACGATGTCACCGATCAACCCGCCAGTGTAGGTTTTGGTGAACAGCGTTTCCCACGATCCCAATGCCGCCGCCGCTGCTGCACCGGCCGACTGTACCCACTGTTTGGTGTTGCCGTCATCATACCAGAGGTACTGCTGCCCGTTGCTCGACCGCCACCATTGCTGCCCGATGGCTGGATTGGAGGGTGGTGTGTCTCCGATGTACATCGGCCCTATCTGCGGCACGATGTTCCACGCGGTGCCATCCCACTGGTAGTTGGTTGAGCCCCCGGTGAACTGCTGGCCTACGATGGGTGAGGAAGGAAAGTCGATTGCCATTACATCCTCGCGTTTGCTATGACTTTGCCGGTGGTTGTGGCAGTTAGATAGGTGTCACCGGTTGCCGTTGACGGGAGCGCGATAATGAATTGACGCGTTGAGCAATTCATTGATACGGACGCTGCATTTACGAGGGTGTTGCCACTCTGTGACATGGTTGGTGCTACGCGCATCGGCTGCGGTAATGGGATGGTGTTGCTGACGCCAGTGCCAGCCGCTGCGTAACCACGGACTTGTATGGAGTTTACCACGCCCTCGGCGGCCAGCATGAAGTAGTAGCGTAGGCACTTTGCCAGTTGTGCGGCCTCATCTGGTAGTTCCCACTTCGGCGGGATACCAGTCTTATCAGGGTCGAGGTAGAGCCCGACATCAAAGACATCAAAGGTGTTGCCTGCCGCCACACCATTGAACTGCCCCGGTCCAGCAATAAAGTTTCCGGCCTGCCAGCCAAGTGCGCCGGTGTAAGTCGGGCCGCAAGCAAGACACCAAACAATTTGCACCCCTTTAGTATTATCGACCGACCAGGTGCCGGTGATGTCGCCAGGGACAATCAAAATCTGTTCCGTGTCAGTGCCCGCTTGTGCCGCCGAAATAGTGAATTGTGCCAGATAAGAGCGATCCACGGCCCCATTTTGAACGCTCACGGAATAGGTGCCTGCCGGTCCTTTGAAGCCGAAACGCAATATCGTCTGTTTGGCATTGGTGGTGCCCCAAAGGAAGTCGGCCACGTCAATGCCTTCAATACGGGTAAACAGCGCCGTATAGTCGGTTGTCGTCATCGAAGCGTCGATGGTGCCAACCGAGATTTGCAGTCGGTCGCGGCTTCCGTTTGGCGTCTTGGTCTGCACCCGCTGGCCACCGAGTACCATTGCACCTGACCACGCCAGAAAGAACTGGTCGACCGGATAGCTGTTCGCCGTCAGGACCTGTGTATTACCGTTCTCCTGGCTGATCTGCATCGCCGGGTTGACAACGCGATTGCGCCGTTCGGCCGTCTTGCGGACGTAGTTCTGGTCGACGATCTGCGCGTTGCCAGACGTCGCAACCCACTGCTGGGTGTTGCCATCGTCATACCAGACATACAGGACGCCCGTGCTCGACTTCCACCACAGCTGTCCATCCTGGAGCGGCGCGGCCGGTGGAGCGTCGTCAGTGTGCGCCCCACCAGTGCTAGGCGACCACACGCCGTTCTTACGCATATAGCCAAGCCCATCGTTCGGGGCATCCAGCATGAAGCCTTGAACCGTTGGGGTGGCGGTGGCGTGAAGGGTGCCACCGCCTCGCGCTCCGTGACCGGTGTCGTCGAAGTTGGCGGCGGGCAGCTTACCTGTCGCGTTCACCAGGTTGAGGAAGTAGGCTCCGTGTTGGCCATCCAGGAGATCGGCATCTAGCCCACTGCTATCACCATCGACTGTCAGTAGCTTGGCGCGAACGTCGGCCGCGGTATATGCCGATGCGTCCAGCTTGAACGAGATCGCGTTGGCGAGCTCTGTATCGTTAGAATCGAGCCACGTGCCGATCTCTGCCAGGGTGTCGTAGAGAGCGGGAGCACCAACCTTAAGGTTGTCGACCGCGGCTTTGACAGCAGCCATCGTGGCGATCTGAGTGGTGTTCGTGCCCAATGCTGCAGTCGGCGCGGTCGGTGTCCCTTGCAAGTGTGCATCGACAAGAGGGGCGAGGGCCGCAAGGTAAGCATCCAGGCCAGTGATATCCGCTGTCGTGTGGACGTGGACCGTTGGAGCCGCATAGGCCGAGACGTTCTGCCTAACGCGGAGAGAGCTCCAACCAGTCAGTGTCGTGTCTGTTCCAGCCTGAGCTAGCGCGGGAGTAACAAGGGTTAGAGCAGCCTGAGCTCCGATATTGGTACGCACTGCGGCAGGATCTGCGAAGTCAGAACCGTTGTTCGCTTTCCGGACGTAGGAAGCCGCATTCTCGATCGCGGTGCGGACACTCTTGAACTCAGCAGAGAGGCGGCTTGTGAGGGCGACGATCGTATCGGCTGCAAACATCAAATCAATCCATTCTCAAACAATGCAACGAGATCCGGGAGCTGCCCAAGTTCACCCTGGATGCCTTGGATTCCCTGGATGCCCTGGATGCCTTGATCCCCTTTGTCACCCTTCAGACCCTGGATGCCTTGGATGCCCTGGTCACCCTTGTCACCCTTGTCACCCTTCAGGCCTTGGATGCCTTGGATCCCCTGAATGCCTTGGATACCTTGGGTACCCCGGTCACCCTTCTGGACGATCTCGACGACTTCAGGCTTCGCTGGTTCGACAACCTCGATCAGGCTTGGCCCATTCGAGATCTCGACCAGGATGACTTCAGCCATGGTTGATGCTTCCCGCCATCAGGAGGTTGCCGTGGAGGACCGTCTTCTCCTCGGCCTCGAAGAAACGAACGATCTCGTAGTTCGCCTGGTGGGTCTTGGCGGTGATGGTCTTGGTGATGGCGCTGGTGATGTGGACCTGGAACTCGCCAACGAGGGCGTCGGTCACCGTGGCAACTATCTCCGTGACGACCTCGTCGCTCTCAATAAACATCTTCAGGACGTCGCCCGTCAGATCATAGGCAACGCCGGATGCATCACGTAGCCGGAAGGTCAGCGTTTCGGAGTTGCCGCGCCAGAGGTTGATGTCGCGATACGGGGGCTTCATGCGGCCTCCTTCTTCTTAGCGGCAGGCTTCTTCACCTGCTTGGATTTCGCCATCTTGGAGCCTTCCGGCGCGAGTGAGCGGCCGAGCGGGTCCGAGTTCGGGGTGACCTCATCAGCGCGGCTCTCAGCGCCACCCGCGACGGCTTGCATGAAGCCAGTGCCACTCAGCTCCGGAGCACCTTCCGGCGGGAGCCGGTGGTACATCTGCAAATGGTACTCGAGGTCGCTGATCAGGCCGAGTGAGAGATCGGTCTGCAGACGGGCCTGACGCATCGTGAGCTGAGGCTCGAGCTCGAGCTCCGGACGAAGCTCACCTTTAACGAAGGAGACTTCGGCAAACCCCTGGTAGCCACCCTGATGCAACATGAAGGAGAACACGTTGCTCAGGATGGCTGACACAGGCGCATTGAGCTCGTCGGCGTTCATGGCAGCGATACGCGCTTCCACGGAGCCGGTGTTGACCCCCGAGGCACCGCGACCGATCACAGTAGCCATGGTCTTCAGACCCGCTTGATTCTGTGCGTTAAGAGTCTCGATCACCTTGCTGATGTCGATCCCGGCGCCTGGGGACTTTTCGTTCATGATACCTGGCGTCACCGAGTCCATGTGGACGAAGGCGGTGTCAGCCCTGATATCCTGAACAGAGTTGCGGATCTCAGCCAGTCGGGCGTTGATCCATTCTGTCTTCTTGGTCTCGTCCGCCTGGATGTTGACCGGCATGTTCTTGCGCAGCACTTCTTCGACGACCGTCACCTCGAGGCGCGGATAGCCGGTGTACTGCATGATGCGGTAGAGATCGTTGATCACCTGCTGGCGAGCGGCGATCGTGTTGATCGTAGAGACGAACGGTGAGTTCGAATAGATCTTGGTCGGGTTCTGGCGGTAGTAGGCGACGAAGAACGTCGCGATGTCCAGATTGATGCCGTCCTGCACGCCAGAAACCTTCTGGCGCGGCTTGTATTCCCCAGGCTTCTTTTCGAACCACTCGACGGACGCCAGGTCGACGTTCCGGAGATCCGAGGGGATCATCTTCTCGTCGTAGATGAGCTCGATCGCCGCGCCACCCCGCATGAGGACCATGTAGCGGATCTCTTCGCACCACTGCTCCAGGGTCATCTTCATCTGGAAGCCCTTGGTGTAGTCGGTCGGCCGCGTCATGAACTTGATCTTCTGCATCAGCTCGGCCGTTGCTGCGGCGTCGATCTGATCGTTCATATCCTTGACGAGGATGACCGGCTGCGTGTTCGCCATGGTGAGATAAGCGTGCAGCGCAGCCGATACATCCGGATCCTGCTCCATAAGGCTGACGATCAGCGTGCGGGCGTCGTCGGCCGTCCTGGTGGAGAAGATGTCGTTGAGGTGGTCCTGGTAGGTCGGAGCTGTGAGGACGTTCTGGCTCGTCGACGGGCTAAAGGTGCCCGTGGCTGCGAAGCCACCCTTCTTGACCGCCTTCTTAGGAGCAATGATCGACAGAACGGCTTTGCCCAAAGAGGCCATAGAGGTTTCCTAGCGTATTCCGAGAGATGTGGGGGTTCGGACCCCACGCTGCAGCCCCAGTCGTGATGCGTTTTGAACCGGAACGACTACGTTCGAGACGGTGACCTGGGTGCGAGGATCCTCCTCGCGGTAGTCGATCGCGGTGTTCACGCGGATGGCGTAGAGCAGGTAACCGAGTGAGTGGAAGAAGTGATCATTGCCCGTGAGCTTGGCCCAGCGGGCGGGGATCTCGTCCTTGGTTTTCTCGTTCAGCTCGTTCTCGATACGCACCATGTCCTGCAGGTGATCGAGGATGATGCGTTCGAGGCGACCGTAGCCGTAGAACGAGACCCTCCGCTTGCGGACGGCGCCGGCCACAGCGTCGAGCATGGTCGTGCGGTTGCCAACCAGGTGTGACAGTTGATCGAGCTCGTCCTTGACGAAGGTGACCGCCGCGGCGCCTGGTTGGCCGGCGTACTGGACAGGGAGGATGCGACCCGCCGACAGGTCACGGATTTCGTTCGCGAGCGGCGTGTATGGATTGCGGTCCATGCACCCACCCACGACGTTGTATCGGCCGAGGATCGTTTTGACCTCGTCGTAGAGATTGTCCGCGGATACCTGGCGGAAACTAAAGACGACTGGCTGGGCCTGGCCAATGGTGGCAAGCGTGATGTGGCAGGTGAGACCGGCGTCGATGCCAATCATTACGGGCTCGAGGCTGCTGACGTCGGCGCTGCCCTCCCCCTTCATGACGGCGCGGATGTCGACTTCGCTCAGGCGAGCGCTGGCGTCGTTGTAGGCTTCGCCCAGCACCGTGTTGTACCAGCGGCGCAGCGCGTCACGCTTCTTGTACTTGAGGAGCTGGTCGACGATGTATTCCGGGTTCGCTATGCGGTGAACGCAGAAGGGGCTAACCCTGTAACCGCGAGAGCGGCGCCCAGGAAAGCGAGGCACCCAAGACCGCAGCGAAGGATCAGAGGTATTAAGACGGCGTCCACAAGCCTCACATCGAACGTAGCCGGCTCTAAGGTCCAGCTTGTCAGCAAGTTCCGAGTCGATTTCTGAGAGATCGTTGATGTCACTGGAGAGCCCCGGGATGTGGATGAATTTCGGGTTGAACTGCGGGATGTTGTAGTGGTTGCACCCTTCGCACTTGAGGACGTACTCGTGCTGGTCGGATGTCTGAAACCCCGCGTGGACCCCATATCCTTCGAACGTGGGGGTCGAGAAGCTTTGTGTGATCTTGTAGTCAGAGCCCTGGAGACGTGACTGGTAGAGAGCCAGCATTTCCTGATCTGCGAGATCGATTTCGTCCTGGAAAAGCGCGTCGGCGTTGATCGAAGTGGCATCCGATTCCTTGCCCCCGGTGAAGAATCCGAATGACTGGTTGATCTGATAGAGGCCGACTGAGCGCACGGGCTTGTCGACAGATGCCATGTTGAAGACTGGCTCGTCGTTGATCAGAGGGCCGAAACGTGTCTGAGACACGCGCTTGAACATCACGTCGGTCGGCAGAGAGAAGATCGCGTTGACGGCAGTGGTTCGGGCCAGGAAACCCGCGAACTTGCGGAGCTGAACTTCGGTCAGGCCGATCTGAGAGCATTTGATCGTCCAGAGGTCCGGATGCATGTCGTCGACGATCTGCTGCTGGAACTCATAGCCAGCGAAACTGAACTGCTTCTTTCTCAGATGGGTGTTCTTGATGATCCATTCGGACATCGACATATTGATCGAATCTTCCGCAAATCGCTGGCGCAGCTGGGCTCGGAAGTCGGACAAATAGTCATTGCGATACATGTGTTTGGCTATATGGGTAGCCGAGAGTTCATTTGCAATTAGTGCGAGACATTCCCAGAAATGGAAGTCGAGAGATATTGCGTAATCTGCTTGAGTTCTTGGAACTGATGCACGGCTCGTGTAGCCAAACCTCCTCCGGTTTTCTACCTAAGCTCCAACAGACATGGAGCCCAAATGAACCCGAAATATTTTCCGAACATCAGCGAGGACCAAATCCTCCTCGTAAATCGAGTGTTGCGGAGCATCAGCGAGAACCCTGAATATCTCTCCGACGCTCAGTGCCCCTACCCTCCGCTCGTCAAGGACTTCTTCCTGAAGCAGGCTCGAGCCTCCCAGGGTGGAGTGGCTGAGGATCTCTTCGAAGGCGACCAAGTGGTGGCGATCGAGAAGCAGATCCAGAAGCTGATCAACGATCTCGAGGACTACGGGCAGAAGCTCGGCGCCGACGATAACTCTGAGAAGCTGCAGTATTTCAAGACGAAAAACTCCCTCCTCGAGAAGCTCCTGAACAACCTGGAGCGGGCCGCAAACCTCAAGCAGATCAATGAGTTCAGGTCCACAGTCATCCAGTTCATGGATGAAATCCTCACCAAAGATCAGATCACCGATTTCATGAAGCGTATCGACGGAGTGCTCACCAATGGCCGATAAGATTTTCGAAACCCACGCCCCACTCTACTGGGCCGCTGGCTTGCCAGCCATTCCCCTCGTCTTCGAGAACAAGCGCCCCGCCATCCCACGCTGGCAGATGTACTCCGACGCCTTCCCGACGAAGGAAGATCAGGCTGCATGGTTGCATGCCTTCGCAGCTGGCAACATCGGTCTGCCAATGGGTCCAGCTGCTGGCCTCGTCGCGATCGACGTCGACTCCGAGGATCCGGTAGTCCTCCAGGTTCTTGATCGCGTCCTGCCGCCGTCTCCGTGGCACCGCGTTGGTCGTAAGGGTCGGGTCCAGATCTATCGCTGGTCGGGCGAGCGTACCGCTCGTATCAAGGCCGAAGACGGCTCGATGATCTGCGAAATCCTGTCCAAGGGCACGCAGTTCGTTCTCCCGCCGTCGATCCACCCGGATACCAAGCAGCCCTACACGGCTGACGGCAATCTCTGGGAGATCGCGAAGAACGCTCCTCCCCTGCCCCTCAATTTCGAGAAGGTGCTGAAGAGCGCCCTGCAGGAAGCTGGGATCAAGGTCTCCACCGGTGGTGGCAACAAGACCGTCAACTTCGTACCGGCCGGTGCTCGCGATGCCACCATGGTGTGGCATGCCGGTCTGCTGGCTCGAGCCGTGCTCCGCGGCGAGCGTTCGCTCCTCCAGGTGATGGGTGAGATGGCTGCGTGGGTCGAGAACTATGTCGAGAAGGTGGTCGGGGATCCGCTCACGATCGACAAGGCCCAAGGGAAGGTCGTCGAGTTCCTCGTTCGCGATGTGACCGGCGAGGCTCGCAAGGCCCTGCCGCTTGGTTGGGATGAGGGTCTGACGGAAGAGGATCTTGTCAAGCTCGGCCTGACCTTCACGGACGACGACAAGAGCTGGTCGCCGCAGAAGATCATGGATTATGTCTCTCTGGAGTTCGAGCGTCATATGGACGTCCGCTCCGAAGGCCGCAGCAATGCGATCTCGGTCGCCCTGGACCGAATTGTACGGACCAACCCGCCGTTGAGCCCGATCGACGAGGCAATCCTCCTCAAGTTCATCGTCAACCATGCGAACAACGGTCTGTCCGTACCAGACCTGAAGCGTCAGCTGCAGACCCTTCGCCGTGGTGAAATCCTCGGTGAGACGCACGCCGAGCTCGCGGATGCCTGCCTGGGCTTCCTCCGCAAGTACGGTGACGTCCGCTACGACGCCAGCCACTTCTGGCAGTGGCGCGGTGCTGCCTGGGTGAAGTGCCAGGAGCAGGAGCTGCTGAAGATCATCGCGGAAAACTATGGTTCATATCCGGCCGGCAAGCGCCAGAGCGACCACAACGGTGTGCTCAAGGTCATGAAGGCCATCGCTTCGGAGCCGCTTCGCAATTCGTACGTCAAGGGTGTCAACTTCGCCAACGGCTACCTGACCGAGAACCTCGAGCTCGTTCCGCACGCTCCGGAATACGGCATGACCTACACCCTGCCCTACCGGTACACACCCGAGAAGGCCGGTCACATGCCGATGTTCGACCAGTTCCTCAATGATAGCTGGGCGACGGACGCGGATTACGGTGACAAGCTGCTGGCTCTGCAGGAGATGCTCGGTGTTTCGCTCATGGGCATGGCGCCACGTTTTCAGATGGCGTTCCTCCTGTTCGGTCAGGCGGGTGCTGGCAAGTCCGTGCTCCAGGCCATCATGCGGGGTTTGATGCCGTTTGGTTCCTCGTCGGCCATTGTGCCGTCTGACTGGTCCGACCGGTTCCTGCCGGCCGAGATGTTCGGCAAGGTCGTCAACTTCGCAGGCGAGTTGTCGGAAACGCGGCCGATTCCTGGCGACATCTTCAAGAAGGTGGTGTCGGGCGAAGAGATGCAGGTTCAGTTCAAGAACCAAAACCCCTTCGTTTTCATCCCGGAATGCGCTCACTGGTTCAACTCGAACCACCTGCCGAAGACGAGGGACAGCTCCGAGGGCTTCAATCGTCGCTGGTTGATCCTCGAGTTCAACAACCGGATCAGCCCCGACAAGCGGGTCATCGATCTGGATGCTCAGATCCTCGAGCACGAGCGCGAAGCGATCGTTGCCTGGGCGATCCAGGGCTACAAGCGCCTGGTCGATGCTGGAAACTTCACTCTTCCGACCTCGCACCTGGCTCTCGTTGATCAGATGGCGGCGGACAACAACTCGGTTCGTCACTTCCTTTCGTCGACGGGCACGGGTCTGAAGTGGGGCGCTCAGCACGAGTTCTCGCTGGCCGAGATGCACACCCAGTATTGGCAGTTCTGCATCGCGACTGGCAACTCAACTCGGGTGAACATCACGAAATTCACGAAGCTGATGAAGGAGCTGTCGGGCACGTTCCCGTTCGACATCGACATCCGCGGCAAGAACGAAATTTACTACATAGGAGTTGGAATCTGATGACTGGACTTGGAAACCTTCTGTATTTTCTTCTGATCTGGGCCGCTATTGGTGCGATCTTGAGCCTCGGAGGTGGAATTTGGCTGATTTATTGGCTTCTGACCCACGTTTCGATGACGATCTCGTAGTCGTCAGGGTCAAAAATCGACGTCCTCCAGGGCGGTTCCGACCCTCAAGCGACGGAAAAACATAGGGTTTTGGGCCTGGTTCTGGCTCAAAATCGGGTAAAATGGGCGCCTTCGGGCGCCCTTTTTCGTGTTTGAGTTCTCAGAACTCACGCGATTCTGGTCTGGATTCTGGTCCGCGGCTGGAAGTAGGAGTCCGGTCATCGAAACCGACCCGGAGCCATATGATAGCAGTCAGAAAAACGAAAAACTTCCCAGAGTTTCTCTGACCCTATTAGGGCCGAATAGTGTAATAAAATCAGATAATTACGTGGTACCCTTATGTGGTACTTCATGTAGTGACCCATTAGATTGATGACAGTTGATCGACAGATCGACGAGGCAAGTGGCCTTCGGGCCACGGGCTTGGGGCGGAGCTGTGTCTCCACTCCAAGTCTCCCCCACGGGGGAAGGTTCAACACTCTCCCCTGCGGGGGAACGGAAGGGAAAACGGAAATGGCAACGGATACGGCAATCGAGACTGTCGCAACTGCAAAGGCCGCTGGTTATCAGGCAGCTACGGTTGCCGCTCGCATCGCGGATATGGATCTCGATGCAGCGGGCAACGCTGAGAAGGCAGCATGGAAGCGTTATCTGACGCTCGCCTTGCTCGCCATGGCCAAGAACGTCGATAAGAAGAAGCTTATCGAAGCGGTCTTCGGCAGGGGCGGCAAGCCTTCGAAGAACTTCCAGAACATGTGGTCGATTGCGGCGAACGCCCGCAACACGGTCCTTGGCAATCGCGACTGGGATGACATCCGGTCCATGGCCATCGACGACGCAGTGTCGAACGTGATCCTTTCCATCAACGCCCACATGTCGCAACTGGGGGTCTCGGGCAAGAACGACTATGCGTCGGTCTGCAACCTGTCGGTCTCCGAAGCGGCCCGCTTCTTTGAGCAAAAGGCAGCGGATAAGGCAGCGGCCGATGCTGCTGCGGCAGCGGAGAAGGCCGAGAAGGCCGAGACCGACAAGACGGCCGAGACTGAGGCGCAAGCCACAGCGACGGCAACGCCCGAACGCACTGCCGCTGAGGCAGCGATCGGCGCCCTTGCTGAGGCAGGGCAGGATGACTTGATGCAGGTCGCGGCCTTCATCGTCTCCAAGATCGAGGTCGAGAACATGATCCTGATGCGGGATGCATTGGAGAACATGATCGCCAATGCGGCCCGCACGATCAACGGCCCAGCCGCCAACGCGGCCTAAGCCTCCCGGCTCCCCCACGGGGGAGCCTCCACCCCCACGGAAGCGCGGCTCACACCCGAACCGCGCCTACACCTACAACCATGCGTCGCATATCGACGCGAGAGCCAAAACCTAAAAGCGCACAGGAAGGCGTTTGGAAATGATCCGTGAAACGACGAACCCAAAGTACCACCAGCCCGCTCAACATTCGGGTCGGGTCCGGATGCTGCCTGACCGGCCAGCAGCTCAGATCTATGATGGCGACTTCGTGAGCGCCGGATCGCGGTCCATGTCCAAGGGCCAGCCTCAAGAACCATTTCGCGATCGACTGCCTCATGAGGCTCCGAGCCGCGAACCTGAGCCGCGGGACAGGCCGCTCGGGTCGAGCATGTGGATCGTGGATCAGGCTCCCGATGCACCGCTCTGGCTCATTCGTGATCGAACCACACACGAGATTTTTGCTCGGGTTCGCGGCTCACTGCCGTGGATCGTGGACCAGATGAAGCTGCTCGCCGACCAGCTCGGCGGTCAGGTTTCAGAATTATACTACCAAAGGGCGAGGGACATCTGATGTTTTTGAATACATACCAGCATGGGTACCAGGATGCCATTCGCGGCAATGGCCCATTCTATTTAGAACCGAGTGACGGGTACCAGCAGGGTTATGATGCTGGTACTCGCTACCGTGCGACCGATCGCATGATGCAGCTCATCGCTCTCGGTGCGCTGGCCATCACCATGGGTGGCGTGCTCACCACGTGGATCGCCCAGGGCGTGGCGGTGGCTGTATGACAGAGTTCTGGTATCTGGACTCTGAGGGCCGGATGCTCGGCTCATTGCAGGCATTCTCGTTTCGCGATGCCCATGCATGGCTCAGCCTGCAGGGCATTGCCTACGACAAGGTAACGAAATTCAAGCCTCGGGTCCGCAAGGGCCGCGAGCGTCGGATCGAAAAGCGTACTCGTCGGTACGGGGAGCTGGCACTGTGAAACTATACGCAATTGTGAGGGATGGCTTTCCGGCTGGTCTTAGAACCAGCCGCGAGCTATCGGACCTGAACCGGAGCCGCGAGGTTGCGGTGGAGATCCGGGGGCTGGATCGGGATCGCGGATTGTTGGTGTTGGACCAGGCTCTGGTTCGGGTCCGCAGTTGACCAGTCGGTGGTGGAGGTGTGAGTTCTAAGAACTCAGGTAAGCTCAGATGTTAGAGTTGGTCCCCTATTATATATCTCTTCTTTTTCTTTCTACTTTACTCCAGGGAAAAAAGAATAAGTTCTAAGAACTAAAGAGAGACTAGGGAAACTGGTTGCCCTCAAAAACGGGGCCGTTCAAACCACCCCTGTGGTCAAATTCGCCCTGCGGCGAGCGCTGGCACCTCCATGGTGCATTCCCTTCGACACCCTCACAAAACGCGCTGGTGACTCGCTGTGAGTCAACCAGCACGCATCTGGACCTGATCCAGATCCGCGAACCAGAACCTCGGAGAAAACCATGACTTGGAAAGCCTTCGCCCTGAGCGACGGTTATTGGTGGACCTGTATCCAGATCCGCGATCGATGGACCCCGATCTATCGAGCCGGAAAGGTAGGTCACTGTGTCCGCTTCTAACCAGATCCTGAACCGGATCCACGAACTCCAACCATCGCTCGGGATGCACCGCGCCAAGGAGATCGCGATTGCCGAGAACCTGCTCTTCCGAGCCCAGACCGCAACCACGATCCAAGATCTGAAGTGGATCCTGTGCCAGATCCTCGAACCCGCAACCAAGATTGGACCATTCGACTGATGAAGATCAAATCCGATTTCGCCATCCTCGACGTGAAGGATGGCCGCGACGACCTCGCATTCCACTTCGCACCGCGACCCCGAATGGGGCCGTGCCCCGAGAGCATGCGGATCCCAATCACGATCGTCGGGTACATCGACGGGATCAACAGCAAGGACGACGGCATCAGCCGAGAGTTCACGGTCGTGGTGGAACACGTCAACCCAGTGGGCTGGCAACCAATGGAAACCGCCCCTCTGGACGGTAAGCACTGCATCCTCGCGATCAAGTGCAGTGCATTCGTCTACGCAATTCAGGGTGCCTTCATGAAGGGCAAGTGGATGAACGCGGCGGATATTCAGTCAGAACCTCTGTGCTGGATGCCCAACATCATGATCCCTGATGAGTTCCTACCATGGATGAAAGCGGCGAGCTGATGGCCTACGGTGACTACGACGGACCCAACAAACCGAACAAGGGCCACGAAGGCGGCGCTTGCAACCGGACTCGCTGCCAGTGCGAACCGGCCAACTGGTGGAACCACGGTTCCTACTCTTGGTACTGTGACGACTGCCGTGAGCAGATCGAGTTCGACCTGTTAAACAGCGTAGCTTGGCAGCGGAATTTCTTCCCTCGCCTCGGTCACCCGATGTTCGAGACCCGCGAGATGATGAATTCTAGGGACAGCACATCCCCTAGACACGTAGAGCAGCCACGAAAGTGCTGCGCCGCTGCCCGCCGGGACTAATAGTCGGGCACCCCCAGGAAGATCCTGAGCAAGATCTAAAACTGCTCCCTCCAACCACAATCAAAGGATGACCATCGTGACGAACGCCGTCCACGAATTGCTTTCCCGTGCCCAAGACCTGATCCGCGACCCAGAACACTGGTTGCAGGACAACTTCGCACAGACCACCCGCGGCCAGATCACCGACCCCACGGACCCCGAAGCCACCTGCTTCTGTAGTCTCGGCGCTCTCTGGCGCACATCCGAACCCTGCGACACTCGCAGCGAGGCACGCCGCTGGCTCACGATCGCAACCACCGAAGCCGATCCGTACTTCACGAACATCGCCGCATTCAACGATCTGAAGACCCACGACCAGGTCATGGCCGTCTGGGATCGAGCAAAGGAGCTCGCACTCGCATGAGGATCACGATCGAGCAAACCAGCCAGGGTCCAATCACACTGGCCCACGACCCCGTGGCGAACGTGCTTTCGAGCTTCCCCGGTGTGCTGAGCCCAGACCAGGTTCAACGTCAACTCAACATCAATCGGGCACTCGATGCCCAGCAGAAGAAGGTGATCTATGAGCGCGTACGCTAACCTGACCGCCGCCCAGGAGTTGATCCGCGATCCACAAAACTGGACGAAGAACGCCTATGCCCGTTTCGCGAATGGACGCGAGACCGGCAACCTCAACGAGGCCTGCAAGTGGTGCTCGGTTGGAGCCGTGCTGAAGGTCACAGGTCGTCCTGTCGAAGCCGAGTCCCTGTCTGAGTTCGACTATCTCGGACGGGCCATCAACGACATGAAGGCCGGCGCGGTACCAGAGTTCAACGATAGTCACAACCACGCCGAGGTGATGTGGATGTTCGACAAGGCCAGGGAGCTCGCCCGTGCAGACGACGTTTGAACTCCTCCACGCCGCCCAGGATCTGATCCGCGATCCTCGCAACTGGATCCAGGGCAGAGCGTCTGTCGACGAA